CGCACCGTCTGCCGGTGTTGTTGTTGGCTCAGTGTCTTTTGCAGTGTATGACAATGTTGCCCAGTTGCTTGCTTGGTACTGTCTAGGTGAAGTATTGCCATCTGTTCCTGGTACATAATACAAGTTTGCAGTAGTTGTGTTGTCGTTTGCATCAAACACTGTGAAGATAGCGCCGATTGGATTGTTTGTACCATCAACAATTCTGATTTCGCCGCCAAGTCTGTGTTCAATAACAACTTGTTTTTTATTGTTTACACTTGCTGTTACGTTGGTTGCACCGGCGCCGTTGATTGCACCTGCTAGTGCATCAGCATCTGTTTGTGCATCGTTGGTTGCTGAAAATGTTACGGTAACTGCAACACTGTAATTTGCATCACCTTTTAGAGTTTCTTGCATTGTAAACGTGTTTGTGCCGACTGTGAAGCTAGTATCAGTAACTGCTGCACTGGTAATTTTAGTACTACCTGCTGCATTTCTTCTTAGCAATTCAAATGTTGCAAGTGGCTCGTCGTCTTCTGCAAGATTGTATCTTACATAAACACTACCAACTGTGATATTTGTTCCACCGCCTGCTGCGTCTAAACTGCTGATTGCTGCTGCACTACCACTGTAGATTGGAGCGTCTAGCATTGTCCACGAATCTGTGCTTTCTGAATATGTTTTAACATTCCATACTGCGCCAAGATTTGGTTCAGTTGTTTTGATCCATACAGAACCAGTTGGACGCGGATTAGCATCACGTAGTTTGTACTCTGGCACACTTGTGTGTGGAGCAATTGACAATTCTGTGTTGTAGTATGTGCCAGAAGCAATTCCTAGCTCAGTTAGCAAATCTGCTGTACCTGCAACTACAATTGAGTCTCCTGCAGAACCGTTGTACATGATTGCCAGTCTACTATTGCTTGCCATAGCAGTAATACCTGCTGTTGCTAATGCTGTATCGCCGTTGATGTCTGCAACAATAGTTGCCAAATCTAGACCAGTTGTTGTAACTGATAGTGCACCTGCGCCTAGGTCAAATGACAATGTACCTGTGGCAGTTGTAGTTGGATTTGCGCCGCCTACAACAAACGGCCATGCTGCTTTCCAGTCAGCACTGCCAACTTCTACCCATGTTCCTGCCATTGTTTTGTACCACAAACGATTAACAGTTGATACTGCTACTAGTGCATAGTCGCCAATTGCACCTACACTGCCTTTTGGTGTAAATGGTGAACTGCCACTTGTTTGTGTTGAATCTGTGATAACAATAGGAGTTTTATTAGCAAAAGATTGACCTGTAGCTGCTGTTGCTGCTTCGCCATTCCATTCAAAAACACCATATGTGCTGTCGTTTGTGTCAAACCAATATGCACCATCTGTTGGCTTACCAGCTGTCGGAGTTGCACTGCCTGTGACAGCTGCCAAGTCCATGTCTGCACGAACAACGTATGCTCTGTTAGCTACACCTAAAAAGCTGTATGCTGCTTGTAAGCCATATTCGTTTTGCTCGCCACCGTGAATTGGGTTGTTGTTTGAATCTGTATAAAATAGCGGATCGCCAAATGTCTCTGCTAGCTCACGTTGTGAACTCATCAAATATACTTTGCCCGCATTTGCTTTTAGTGTACCAGGCGCAACTCCAGTGCCCCCTGGATTAGTTTTGTTTTCTTGTGTTGCCACAAAAATTATCGGTGTTGTTCCAGGTTCTGCCGGAGTATAAAAACTCTCGTCAATTACATTTACCTGAACACCTGGTGATACTAGTGCCATGTTTTATTTCTCCTCGTGGATCTCAATATAATATTATTTATACGATCCTGGGAGAAAATAGCGATTTTAGGGGGTTAAGTACGCACTTAACTATGCAAGTGCGTTATTAATTGATCTACATTAAATTCTAGTTCTTCTAATGTGCCGTTGTTGTCAATGGTGTAATCTGCCATCCATTGTTCTAAGCTCATCGAATCTTTTGACTCGGGCATTAGATAGTTGCTTCTGTCTACCCAGATAGCATAATCGAATACGCCTGTGTTTTGCATTGCAAAAAATTCACGCTTGTTGCGTAGCCCACAATAGATATCATAGGCTGTAAACATTTCCCTGCCTAAACGTGCCGCATCAGGAACATTATAATCGCAGATAGCATCATACCATTCTGCTCGGTGATTATGCCTGTCAGCATAACATTGTTCTTCACTAGAGTATCCATATTTGTCCTTTAACTGATCGTAAATAAACAACTTGGAGCAGAACTGACTGCTGCTCTCAAAACTATAATCGTACTTATCACGTAGTATTTCGCAGACAGTATCCTTGCCATGTCTGCCGTGTCCTATTACCAATAGTTTTGATTTCATAAAAGCCTCCAAGTTATTAAATTATAATAACAGAAAACTTTTAAATTGTCAACCGATAGTAAATCCGTAGCCTGTGCCGCCTGGTACAGCTAAGGAAACTTCTGCTATTAATTTTTCCATTTCGGTTTGAGCTTCAGCTTTCAAACTTGCGCCATTAAGTGAAGTGCCGCCTTGTGGTCCTGCAATAGTAGCAAACTTCTCTCTAGCTTCGCCAAGCATATATTTACATGCTGCTAGAGTATAGTCTTTGATCCACTGCTTTGCCATATAATCGTCTAACAGTTGCATGTCAGGACGATGCATGTATACTTCCAGCAACACATCTTCGCCATTTTCTCCGCCTCTAGGACGTTGTAATATGGTAAGTTTTTTAGTTGTATTGTTCCATGTAAATTCGATAAAAGCACCAAACATGCGTCCTATCAATTCTTGACGCTGTGTGAACAATTCGTAAGTTGCTAGCCCGCCCATGCCACTGCCAGCCAGTAGGTATGCGTTTGTGTATGCCAAATTAAATGGATCGTGTGTTGACCCTTGGCCTGCGCTGCGTGATCCTACACTGCGTCTATAAACTTTGTTTACTTCCATTATTTCGTGAGGCAGAGTGTAATCGTTTTGGTCTTCGATTAGATTCAATGTTACATATGCTTCTTCTACACTGTGATCACTTCTCATGCGATACTGTGTAAGAGCTTTGGTTAATGCTGTTTCATAATGTATAGGGTCAAGTTCAACGTCTACCATCCCGCCGCCAAGAAAGGCGTGTACATAATCAAATATTTCTTGTTTTTGTGTTACTAAATTGCTGTCTGCCATTTGTGTTCTCCACATGTATTTATGCTAAATATAAGTATGCCAAGACTTAGTTTATACAGACCAAATAAAACACGAGACTACGAGTTCCTAGACAAAGTTGTCTACGAACAATTTAGTATTGGAGGCACTGATATCAATGTGCACAAATATTTAGGTCCGAGTAATCCCACAGAGGAACAATCAACTGCGGCAACACCAAGATACGATGCAGTTAAAGAAACCAACATACAGGATATGTTGTTTTTAGAAAATAGAGATCGCAAGTATGATCCAGATGTTTATACTATGCGAGCAATATACAATGTCAGTGATACAGATTTTAATCTAAGTCAATTTGGATTATTTTTACAAAACGACACATTGTTTATGACCATACATATCAACAGCAGTGTCAAAACATTAGGCAGAAAAATACTTTCAGGAGATGTAATTGAATTTCCTCACTTGGAGGATGAATATGCACTAAATGATTACAGTGTAGCATTAAAACGTTATTATGTGGTTGAAGATGTTAATCGTGCTGCTGAAGGATTTAGCCAAACATGGTACCCCCATTTGTATAGAGTAAAACTCAAACAAATTGTTGATAGTCAAGAATATTCCGAAATACTTGACTTGCCAGCAGGCGACGAAGAAGGCAACACACTAAGAGATATATTGAGCACATACGAAACCGAAATGCAAATAAGCAATGCAGTGGTTGCACAAGCAGAAGTTGATGCTCCGCTAAGTGGCTACGACATAAGTCATTTTTATACATTGCAAGTAGACGAATTTGGCAATCCAGAAATTATTCAAACCGACTCTGCAGACTTGGATGTCAGTAGTGGTATTACAGCTGACAGAATAAATCAAAAACCAGACAGATACGGATACAAAGGATACTTGTTGGGATTAGACAGTATCAACGGAGAAGTATTTGGCAGCGGCATAAGTTTTCCAACTGATAATGCACCCGGCGATTATTTCCTAAGAACCGATTACTTGCCCAATCGACTGTTTAAATATGATGGTACCAAATGGGCAAAAGTGCACGACGGAGTAAGAACAGATATGACAAACACTGATACAAAGCGTACACAAGTTGCAACATTTATCAACAACACAAAGACAAATACAATCGGCGGCGAAACAGTATCTGAAAGGCAAAGTCTTTCAAATGCACTTAGACCAAAGGCAGATAATTAATGCAGTTCTTTTATGATGGACAAATAAGAAAATACTTAACACAGATTATGCGCTTGATGAGCGGATTTAGTGTACAAGATGGCAACGGCAATTTAAAAAGCGTTCCGGTAACATACGGAGACTTATCAAGGCAGGTTGCTGGCATTATGCGTGAGAACAGCGAAAACAAATTGCCTACTGTGCCGCGTATGAGTTTGTATATTACAAACTTAGAAATAGATAGAAGTAGAACCAGCGATGCTACTTTTGTTGACAAAGTAAATATACGAGAACGTGCATACGACGAAGAAGGTCAAGAATATCTCAATACTCAAGGTAAAAATTACACCGTTGAAAGATTGTATCCTGCGCCATTTAATTTAAGTGTAAACGTTGATGTATGGGCAAGCAACACTGAACAAAAGCTACAGATACTAGAACAAATACTTGTACTGTTTAGGCCTAGTCTAGAATTACAAACCACAGACAATTATGTTGACTGGACTAGTTTGACGGTACTACACTTAACAGATATTCGCTGGAGCAACAGAACAATTCCTGTAGGTGTTGACACTGAAATAGATATTGGCACAATGAGTTTCGAAACTCCTATATTTATTACACCACCGGCCAAGGTCAAAAAGCTAGGTGTTATTACCAGTGTTGTTGCTAATATGTGGGACGAAGAAAAAGGCACCATTGACTTAGGATTGAGTATGCCGGAAATGACTGCATACGAAGAGAATCTTCCTCCGGTAGAGAATGTTGTAAAAGACGACAACGAACGTACAACTATAACACGCATTGACACTACACTAGATGGAAGATCTACTGTTCCTAACACATACAGAGATTACGGAGTTTATATACAAGGCAATGTAGGACAAATCATCAACGGGTCTAGTGTCGGAACTGTTAACTGGAGACTTCCAATTGAATCTTATCCTGGGACATATGTTGCTGATGTTAGTGAAATACGATTGAGAACCGACAGCGGATTTATTGTAGGAACCTTTACTATCAATCCACTAGATGAATTTAAAATCAATATCAATTGGGATCAAGACACATTGCCCACTGGCGATGTTGTTGCAGGGCCAGCAAGAGACACCAACAGCTGGACTAGTTTTGATAAAATCGTTGATCCAAGTGTGTATAATCCGACAGCAGACAAAGTTGCAGGATTTAGAGTACTAACACTAGGCGATATAAACAACAGTAGCAGCGTAGGCGATCCGGGTTACGATGGACCCGATGCTTGGAAAAACAATGACAACAGTGATTTTGTAGCCGATGCAAATGATGTAATTGAGTGGGACGGCAATAATTGGCATGTTGTACTTGATAGTTCTGCAACTGCTGATAGTATAAATCAAAAAAATCTCACAACAGGTGTAATATACAAATGGAACGGCAACGAATGGCTACAAGCATTTGAAGGTGAATATCCAGTTGGTACATGGGATATATACCTCGATCCATAACTATTTGTATGAAGAAAATAGTATGTAGTGGTGCACTGTTTTATACATTAGACACCAATCGGTTTTTGTTATTACATAGAACAAAAAGTAAACAACACCATGTGTGGGGCCTTGTTGGCGGAACCAATGAAGACAAAGAAACACCTTGGGAAGGTTTACAAAGAGAAATAGAAGAAGAAATCGGCAGCGTTCCTGCTATCAAAAAAACTATTCCTCTTGAAAGTTTTATCAGCAACGACGAGCACTTCCAGTTTCATACATATTTGTGCGTTATTGAAAAAGAATTTATACCAGTGCTAAACAGCGAACACAACGGGTATGCATGGGTAAGTTTTGACAACTGGCCAAAGCCGCTACACAAAGGACTGTTGAGTACGCTGCGCAGTAAAACCAATCAGCAAAAATTAGAAACCATCTTTGAGGTTGTTAAATTCATTTCTTAACCAATCAAAATTGTTGATTTTAGTTAATGCTTCTAAATTATTTCTATTTGTTTCGCCGTAGTTCTTACCGTGTTTTGCACCAGCAATTGCTGCAATTCCAAACGGCTTGTCTTTGCCTCTAGTACACCATGCATTTAATCTAAATTCAGTTTCTTCATCCAACTGCCCTTTGATTGTTTTACTGCTTAGTTTTACACATTCTCTAAAAGCACTTCTCCATGCACTAAATTCGTCTGTGTTGAACTTGGTAACATTTGATATTTTATTAACTGCTTTAAAGTATTTGCTAATACTTGTGGTCATGTCTGCGGTAGTTGTATCCATATTCAACGTAAGCTCTCTTGGCAATAGTTTTACACCGCCGTATCCGTATATTAGTCCGTTGATTGGATTTTGACTTTTCCACACATGCACACTTTGCTTTCCGGTAGGATCGTATGCAGGAACATAATAATCAAAATTAAAATTATCAATTATTTCTGCATCGCCATCAACAACAAAAAATAGTTCTGTTGTTGCAAGTTTTGCTGCTGCAATGTGTGCTTGGTGAATACCTTTAACACCGTGCACTCTTTTTGCATTAGGATACCTTTTGCATAATGCACTGTAGTTTTCATCAGCATTGGGCTCATT